CTAACTCTGGTTTCCAAAGTCTGTCGTCTTGATACTTGTTTTTGTTTGCTTGATCCTCGGGACCGAGGTTCTTTTCAAGTGCCTTTGTAATCTTATCAAAGTTACTTGATGATGATTTTAATGTTTCAAAATCCATATGTATTCTCCTTATATTAACATATTCGTTGTATTTGTGTAGACTGTATAATCGTCTTCATTATTATTTATACACTCACTATGTCTAATATAACATTATTTGAGCATAGAGTCAAGTGTGGTATAATCTATGTACTTCACATTGGGTATACCTGCCCACTCTTTAATAGGTCCATTGACCTTATCCCTGCCATCATTATATCTATTGACCTTATAATATTCTATCTTTGGATACCAAGTAAACATAGTTCTCCATTGAGTAATCCAATTCAACCCTGGTGTTGGACTATTATCCTTTGATGTATAATGCTTAGTACTCTTGTAGATATTGTTAATCTTATCATTGTGGCTCCATAAATCGTGTCCTATTAAAAACATCCTTTTAGGATTCTCTCTTTTAACTGCAACCAAACCAGATGTTGCCCCACACGCCCAACCGTGGTCTTTTCTAGGTTCGTTTATATCATCTATTGCGTGTGAATAATCTGGTTCTTTTATCCAACTGACTTTAATTGTAGCTTGACTAACATTTTTTTTAGTTACCCCACCATCTTTTTTTATTATATTTACTACACCTCTTAAATCGGAACCGTGTAAAACATATTCTTTACTATCACCACGTCCATTATCTACAACAGCACCTTGTTTTAATGCTTTGTCTAATTCTGCTTGAGGCAACCCACCTTTTATAACATCATCATATGTATGAGCAGGCACTTTAGTCCAACCTCTAAAATAACAAGGAATCTTTTGTGCCATTCCTGCGTGATATATTTCGTGTATCATTCCGTGGTCTACACCAGTTAACACATCACACAAATTAGGATAATCTCTATAAATGGCATTGCAACCATATATCTTACCAAATTCTTTATACTTGTTTAAATCTATACCTATTCTACTCTCACCATTACCAATACAAAATACTGTATCACTTCTTCTTTCTTCTTTGATTTCTTTTAGCATTTTGTAATGCTCTTCAGCATCCTTATCGGTCATTATCATTGTGTTATACTATTCTCTTTTTAATTGCGGATGTTCCTGTATATTACCTCGCATATTTAAGTAATTAAAGTTTATATTAACTCTTCTTGTTTCGTTTGTTGTACTTGAACTACTATGGTCAATATTTGGATCAAATATTATTGCTCTATTTGCAACACTATCAATTTTTACGTCATCTCCTATCCTTGTATATCCATTGCAAGTGTTCAAAGAAAACACACACCCCACACTAGGAAAAGGATAATCTCGGTGCATACCGTGTTCAATAAGCTTACCTTGATTAGGAAAACAATTTACTTTTACTCTTAATAAAGTTTTCATACGAATATTTGGATCTTCAAATTCTTGTAATTTACGCAAAACTGGATCCATTATTTCCCAAGATGTTTTAAATGTTGGTCTGTCATTGTCATATAGCATATGCATATGAAAGAATTGATGACCAATTTTTCCTCTATCAGATTCTTGTACTATTGTGTCATAATAAAACCAAGGAAAGTATCTACCCATTATCTTTGTATATAATTCATCAAAATCAGTTTTAGGTATAAAATCATCTATGACTATCGGTTGCATATAATCTCCATTGCTTCTAATATTTCTTGTACAGTCCACGTACCATTTATTTTCTTATCAAGATTTGAGTTCATTTGTTATAATCTCCTTCATTATTAATTTCGCTTTAGTTTTGTTAAATGATATAAATGGTTTCATTTTCCGCAATTTTCTGGACATATCAGACCACACAACTTTTTCCGTAACTTGTTTATCCCAGTCTTTAATAAAACCAAGAACTGAATCAAGTATGATGGCGGTTGGGTATGAAACTTTCCTTTGAATAAGTAATCGTAGCATTCGTGGATGTTGCCCATTAACCACGCTGAAACCATCATCAAAAGAAATACCCCTCCTGCTAAAGTCATAAACAATACTATTAATACTGTTTCGTAAACTGTAGTCAAAAGACTCAAAATATTTTCTGTAATTGAGGTAGGTTTTGTGTCCATTGTCATTTAATAAATTCCCTATCCATTTCTTACTATCGTCAATAAAATTACTTACAAAAAAATCAAGCACTTCACTTGGACTATATTTTGTAGATAACTTATAGAAGAAGTATCTATCTTTCCTTTTGGTAAATGAATCCAATGTAGCATTTACCTTTCCACTATATTTATGATAGTCATAAGTGTCTGTTGTAAAATGCAACTTAACACCTAGATATATCTTATATACGTCAAATCCTCCATATGCCATACTATTCTATCAAATACTTATAACAAATTGGGAAATGGTCTTTCATATGTCTTGATAATTGATGAGTGACCATTCTCGTTTCTGCTTGAGCATTACTCTTACTCCTTAAATTACAAACTCTACTAAATGCATACACACTACCTGACCATATCCACTCGGTCATCATACATTGAGGTAGTATCATACGTGCCATTTCAGGTGCAATACCTTCCTCTAACATATCATTATAAGTTTCTTTAGCCACATTTATTAAATGTGTAATATCATATTCTATTTCTTCATCACTTGAACCTTGTTTAATACTCTTCTCTGGTTTCTTTCTCCACATAAAAGGTATATAAAACTCTGGTTTATCTGAAACATATCGTCTACTCACTTCGTTCCAACTTAAACCTACTTGATGTTTAACTAATTGTCTTGCAACAAAGATAGGTGCTTTAATTCTAAATGATAGAAAGGCGTGAGCAAATGGTGACCAATGTCCCCACTTCGCCAAATACTTAATTAACTTATCATCTTTTTCATCAAGTACATCTTTTCTTTTTGCAAATGATACTCTAGCAGCATTTACTACTGATAGGTCACTACCTAATTTATCTATAAGTTCTATATCCATTATTCTCCTGGTCCATCTATTGCTGGTGTATGTTTTTGATAATGTTCTAATGATTTTTTATATTGTTCTTCTGTTAATTTGTGCCAACCTATACAACTACCTGTTGGAGACCTACCACAGGTACAAGTACCTTGTTCTGTTGCTAATTTAGTTTCCCATTTATATATTATGTTTGTAAGACTTTGAAAATGTGGATTTGATTGTGCCACTAAATCATTTCTAACCTTTTTTATATCTTCTATCAGTTCTCTAATCTTACTCATTATGGTAGTACTCCTGGTTTACCACCCTTTAACAGGTTTAGTTGTGCTGATTGATGTTGTATTTTTTCTTTGAGTTGTTTTGTAATTAGACGTGCTGTAGTTTCTACTTCAATGTTATTATTCTCACAATAATGTACTATGGCATCCACATATGACATATCTTTATGCTTCTTTGCTATGTCCTCTATGATTAATGAAAATTCTTTTGAGTTCATTTTATTACTATAACATATTTGTTGCCAAATGTAAAGTGTGTAGTTTCTGTTGCCACGTACTACACAACGCCGTTTGCCTATTAACTAGGCAGCAAGAGCATAACTTTCGTTAGCTTTTATAGTTTTGATAGTACGTCAGCGATTTAACTCCAGATAGTTTTAGTTAGTAGTCGAATCTAACTCACCCCCTTAAAGCACACTATAATGTGTTTTGAATTGGTGGAGGTGGTGGGAATCGCACCCACGTCCTCACTAATTATTATCTATCCTTCAACGTCAAATTCATTATAAACTTATTCCTTGTTTTTGTGGCATAAACTTTAAATCAAAAGATTTATATAACATACAAGATTCCATACCGTTCATTGTTGTCATAACTACAATTGATTGTGTATAACTCGGGTCAACATAATACATCACTACGAAAACTGGGTCTCCGTCTTGTCTAGCTTTATCTCTTCCATATGAAACATTAACCAATGTAAATTGGAATTTTTCAAGATAAGCCATAACACTTTCACTAGTTCCACATATAACAGGCATTTGTAACCAATATAATTGTGGTCCATATTGTTTTTCATATTCTTCTTGTAATGGAAGTTCAGGTATAGGTCTTTTTGTATCCTGCTCCGCTCCAACAACAGTACTCATTAAGAGTACCGCTCCAAATATTAGTGATATTATTCTTTTTAACATAAGTGACCTCTCGTGGATAATTTCTAGCCACTTTGTTAATGAGATTTGCTGATTTTATCTTTGTTTAGTTCTTCGTAATATTTATAAAAGTATTTGATAGATTCTTCTAATTTGGGCTCAAATATTTTTTTATCTTTGACAAAAGAACGCATTGTGCCATCTTCGCCTGCCATTAATATAACTAATTGGTCTATGCGTTTGCCGAATATCTCCTCGTACATCATTGCATAGGCAGTTGTTTGGATAAAATAGTTTTCTATCCAATCTTCTTTACGTTCTTTGTTTGCTGTTTTGAAATCTATTACTGATAACTTACCATTATACTCAGCAACACAATCAACTTGACCTGCAAGAGTCAACTTATGACTAAACATTATTTCTTCTAATAAATGAATATTATTAATTTGTGCTAGATAAGGCAACATCAATCTAAACATACCTAATGGCAACACATCACGAATACTTGGTGTTTCACCTTTTAAATACTGTTCAACAAGTGTATGAGTTGCTTTGCCTCTACGTGCCGCTCTACCCATTTCCCAATTGGCTGCTTCTTCACCAACTGCTTTTCTCCACTTCTCTAGTCCTTCTTTTTTCTGTACACCTAAAACTGTTGTGATAGATGGATAGTTTTTATCACCAATGGCATAAAAACGAAAACCATTTATACGTTTACCTTTTGTTTTTGGAAGTTTTGTTTTATCTATATCAACCCAAGTAAACTTACTTGCCATTTTGTTTCCTCAATTTCTTTCTTAAATCACTTATTCGGTGTTTGATTCCATCTATTGTTGTGTACATCCATCCACAATCGTGTGGTTCAATTTGAGTTCTGAACCACTTGATTGTTTCTTTTAATACTTCAATCTGTTTTTTTATACTCATAATCTTATAATAACATTATATTGCCAATTTGTCAATGCTTATTACGTACCCTTTTGAGCGTACATATCAATGATTTTATTACGTTCATTGACCCTATCATCATTAATAATTTTAACCTCTCAACTAGGGTCGTATGGCTCATATATTGTCTTACCATCACTATTTCTATATGCTCTTAATATCTGCTTTCTATTGTCTTCAGCGTTCTTATATGAGCAATGGATCCAACCGCTATTCGGTTCATCCACATTGTGGTATTCCAATATCAACTGGTCAAAATCTAAATTGTCAATGATGTATTTTGCTAGTTCAGCATTTGGTAACCCAAATATTTCAAAATCCGCCGCTTGTCCTTTGGCGTGCTGTGATTTTAAACTTGAACCTATCTTAACACATAACTCTGGTGAACGGTACCCACTTGATATTGATACTACTTTACCATAATGAGTTCTAATTGGTTGTAGTATGTTATCACACAATTTCTTTAAATTATCTTGGTGGTCTTCACTAGGATTATTAACAATACCATTCCGTTCAGCGGTCTGGCTTTTAGTCATTTCTTTTAATGAAAAGTTTTCTGATAACTTCATCTATTATCCTCTCGTTAATTTTAATAGTTTCTCTATTTGTGCCTTAATGATTGGACCTCTATTCGGCCAATGTATATAAGGTTCATCACTTTTTTGTAAATTATATAAAAACGGTAACACAATCTTTTCAATATCTTTAAACCTTGCTTTAGTTTCTTCATCACTAATCTCTTTTGTTATCGTTTCTTTATCGTTCACTATTTG